TATAATATTTTAAGAAAAAATTAGGATACGTATGGACCATATAGACGAAAAATATATTAGTATGCTATTTCCTACTGCAATAAAATCTGGAAGTAAGTACAAAATGCGATGTCCTATTTGTGGTGATTCTAAAGTAAGTCTTAAGAAAATGCGATTTTGGTTTTTTGAAAATAAAAAAGGTGGTACTAGTACGCATTGTTTTAATTGTGATTATAGCGCATCTTTTTATTCATTTTTAAAAGAACAAAACCAATCATACTTTTCACTGTATACTAAAGAAAAAAGTGCAAAATCTTTTAATTCACTTTATGAAAGTCTTGATACAATGGTGTTTGATGCACTACCTGTAGTTGATGAACCTATAGAAATTCCTGAGTTTGATGACTTGCCACAAGAAGCAATACAATATTTAAAAGACAGAAAAGTATATAACGAAATATTACGTAGAAAAATTGTAGTAAAATATGTAAAAGAAAAAGAAATATTTGATATGTACCTAAAAGATTATATTGTATTTCCACTTTTAACAAGCACTAATGAAATGTTTGGTTTTCAAGCTAGGAGTTTAAGTACTAAAAAATTCTTTACGAAAATATTTGATAAAAACAAATACAACAAAATTTGGAATATTTACCAATGTAAAGATACTGAAAAAATATACGCGTTTGAATCAATATTTGACGCGTTGTCATCTGGTATAGATAATAGCATAGCAATGCTTGGTATAGGCAGTGAAAGTTGTTCAATACCTACAAATATAGTGTATTGTCTAGATAACCAAAACGTAGATGATACTGCAAAAATTAATGCGCGTGCATACGCTAAAGCTAATTGTGAAGTATTTGTATGGCCAAAAAATATACAAGCAAAAGACTGTAATGAACTTTTAACTAAATTTGGATATAATGTACAAGACATAAAAGAACTAATACAAAAAAATTGCTTTAGTTCTTTAGAAGCTACGATAAAATTAATCTAAAGAGAGAATGATTGAAATTTACGCAAATAATTTCAGAAAAAAATTCAGGTTTTTTACCTTTTTCAACAGACGATAACAAACTCCAATTTTTTACATTTGATGTGCAAGAAGAAAACCTTGCGTCATTTATCAGTACATCATTTTACCTTAGTTTTCCTATAACAGATGAGGCAAAATACTGCCGTAGAACAAGTGCAGAGTTAAATTATGTAGAAAATAACAATTATTTTATTTTAGATATAGACAATATAGAAAACACTGCACAATTTAAAAAGGTTGTTGATTATTTTTTATTTAACAACTACCCAGTACTTTTGACACAATCTAGGTCATTTAATAATAGCACAAATTTTAATATTAAGGGTGTTTTTAAATTAGACAAAATGTACGATTTAAAAACAATAAAAACATTCGTTAATAGAATTTATATGGAATTAAAACCATACTGCAGTATTGATTTGCATATACTTAACAGCACTTCATTCCAAGCACCTACAAGGAAAAAAGAACGATTTGTTATTGTTGACACGTTAAAAACATGTAACGCAATGCCAATACCGTTAGAATTTGAAGAAAAAATATCTGAAATAAAATACCTTGATGTGTCTGACAATGAAAAAAGTTGGTGCATAAACAAATTCATGGAAATGGGTTTTTATCAAACTAAGCAGTTCAAATCATCTAATACGTGTATCCAGTTTGCTCATGACAGTGAAAAAAAATCCAAAAATGGATATTTTTTATTTGTTGATTCTCCATTTATTATGCACCATCATGACAAAACAAAATCAATAAACATTTTTAGTGAATTTTCAAAAACACTTTTCGGCAAAACAATATTACGTGAAAATCATAGGAATAATTTATTAAACATGTTAAAGAAAAATACAGCACATAATTCATTACATAGTATAGAACAACAATATCTTTCTTTGGATGAAAAGACAAAAGATTACGTTAAATTTTTTGTTGAAAATAAAAAAACAGTGTTAAAAGTAAAATCATTTATGGGATCTGGTAAAAGCACTGTTATTGATTACACGATTAGTACATCTTTAAAGCAAGGTAAACGTGTGTTAGTTCTTTCAAACCGTATTAACTCTGCTATAGAGTATGCAGGTAGATATAATATGAAAACATATTATGATGACACATACATACCAGGTGATTCAATAATAGTTCAAATGGAATCCTTGTGGAAGTATGACATTAGAAATTTCGATATTTTTATTATAGATGAATTTTGTTCTGTGCTTTTTCAAACCATTTCAGGATTATCACAAAAACAACGAATTAATATCAAGAAATTTTTTAGTATTTTTGAGAACGCATTAAATGTAATACTAGTAGATGCTTTCTTGTTAGGGTTCGAAGAAAAATTCATAAACAAATACGAAAAAATATTTAAAATAGAAAATACAGAAAAAGATTGTACTACAGTCAAGATATTTGCAGAAAAAACACCAGAAAATGATTTTGTAGATCTTATACTCAATAGTACAGAAAAAATCTCTGTTTCTAGCACATCAAAAAGTTTTGCATTAAACTTAAAAAACCTATTAGAAGAAAAAGGAAAAATAGTTTTATTAGTAACTGGAGATTTGCCTGCCGAACATAAAAAAGACGTACTGAAGCTAATTGGAAGTGAAAAACAAAAATTGCATTGGGATGTTTTAATTTATTCGCCTACTATAACTGTTGGTGTTAATATTTTGAATATGTACAAAACGCACTACCATTATGATTGCTCTGCGTCATGTGATGTTATTTCATCAATACAAATGTTAAAACGTGTTAGAAACGCAAAAAACATTGTAGTATTTTTGAAGCAAAGTGCTTTTAAAAATTTGATTTTGTCTGATGATGATTTATTAAGACAATACAAGACAGAATTACAAGCACTAGATTTTGAGGAATTTGATGATTTCGGCAATATAGTTGTTTCTAAAGAACAAGAGTTTGTTTGTAAAATTAGAACAGTTATGAACCTATTAGAAAATAACCATAAGCTAAGTTTTGAAGTTCTCTTGCATGAACAATTTAAAGATATATGTTATTTTGAAAGTACAGCTTTATCCAAGAATACATTTAAGAAAAAAAAGGTTAAACAAGAGTATGTCATGTCAAAAATAGAACATGAAAAGAATTGTTTTAATGGTGTCTTAGGTTTTGCAGAAGAAGAACGTATAGAAAAAGAATTACATGCTATACATTTAAAGTTTATAAATTATTTTAATTTTGATACAGACACGTTATTTGGCATGTACTTAGAAAATATAACAAATAAAAATTTTATAAATAAATTACACAATTTATATGTTTTTACATTTGATACTATAGAGCAAATATCTGAAAAAATTGCGTTATTAGTTTTAAATAGGTCGTTTTCTTCTGATGAAAATGTTACTAAAAAATTTTTATTAAACTGTCTGACATTAAAAGATGACTTGGTTTTACAATCTTGGTTTGCAGTTAAAGATTTAAATAAAGATAAAATACGTTTTTTACAATCAATCGGGTATGTGATAAATAACAAAAGATTGGAATTACCAAATTTGTATACGAGGGGTTTACTTTAATGTTAATAGAAAATATTAAAAATACTGTTTTGCAAAACTCATTGCCAAGACTAAATGAAACGTCAACAGGTGATATTGCATTTCAAGAAAAACTTATTTCAGAGATTTTAGAGTTTACTTTATCTGAATCCATATTAGATAAAATGGCAACAGTAATACCGATGTCTACACCATCAATGAAATTCTTTTCTAAAAAGGCGTATTATGCCGGATCACCAACTGCAAAATTTGATAACCAAAAAGTAATTAAGTTACAAACACTCACACCTTTTAATGTTGGTGATATTGTAACAAGTGGTGGTTTTTCTGCAAAAATTACATACCAAGAAGAAAATAAAATATTAGTAGAGATTACTGCAGGAACTATTTCAATAGGAAACACACTAACTTCAGGTGCAAAAAATGCTGTAGTAAAAAATATTTACTCATCTGCGATTGCATTAAAGAAAATGTTTAGATCTTACTCTGGCCCTGTTCTAACTGCTGATGGTGAAGTTTTAAAGCCTAGAGAAATTAATTATAAAGTCAAAGATACTACATTAACAGCTAAAACTAAAAAAATAAAATCAGTCCTTACAAGAGAAGCAATAACTGATATTAGAAACCAATACGGTGAAAATGCCGTAACGACTATTGCACAAATTTTAGCCGGTGAAATAAGACTAGAAGTTCAACAGGAGATTTTTGATTATTTACGCGCAATTTCTGTTGAATGTGGTGACTTAGTAGTTACTGATAGATTAGGTGAAACAGATTTAATTTATGCTTACTCAATCATTTATACAAAATTAGCAAAAGAAATTGCTAATATTTCAAAACGAACCGGTAGAGACATGGTTGGTTTTACTATTATGTCACACCAAACAATAGCTGCACTCTCAGCCTCTGGCGCGCTCGACCTTTCAAAAGGTGGTTCTAATGCCCAAGCAGGTGATAAGAAAAATTCCGATTTTATAGGAAAAGCGTTAGGTTATATTAATGTAATAAAAAGTGATTATCAAGATGACGAAGAAGTTATAGTTGGTTACTTTGCAGGTAATGATACACCTGGTGATGCAGGTTTAATATTTTCACCATACACTTTGAATGTTGTATTTGAAGTTAATCCGGACACAGGCGAAGAAAATGTAATTGTATATTACAGGTATGCGTACAGTGTAAACCCATTCGACGAAGGAACAGGAATAAATGACTCTGACTATTTTTCAAGATACACTGTGGATTTTTCACAAGTTCAACAATTGGTATAATTAAATGAAACCTGAAATTTTAAATGAAAGCACACAAACAGCCGATTTAGCCTTATTTAGTGAATTAGAAGACCATATATTTGAAAGAATTTATTCTGAAAGTCTAATTAGCCAAGTAACTTCAGTTCAAACTATGAAATCACCTACAGCGTATGTGTACTCATTTAGTACAACACACAAACCAAAAGATGTTGATGACGCGGATGTTTACGATTTAACTTTCATTGTTTGTGATAATACACATGGTATGGTTATTGGTAGTATGTTTACTATACCAGGTGGAACAGGTGTAGTAAAATACATAGAAAAGAATAGTGTTTTAGTAAAAACTAGTAAAGATATTTCTGTAGGGACCATAATTACGTTTAATGCCCATAGTATAAAAGTGTTAAAACTTTCAAAAAACCGATCATCTATCATTTATGCTTTTTCTAAATTCTTTGATTCAACAGAAAATACACTACCAAATGAAATTAACCTTACAGTAAATAAAATTTTGACGACCGCTGTCACTAAAAAAATACGTACAGCCATTACAAGAGAAGTTTTTGATGATATAAAAGTAATTTATAAAGATAATTTTAAAGAAAAACTTATAAAAAATATTTCACAAATAATTATAGATGAAATTGATAGAGAAGCAATAGAATTACTAAATGATGTTGCAACAATCCTAGAACCTGCTACTATTTCCACAGATTTATCTAACACAGGTTTTGGTGATTTTCCTTCTTACTTATTTTCTAAATTATCAGAAGATATAGTAAATCTACATGCACAGATTAATAGAGGTTTAACATTCCAAGTAATTTTGAGCCCTAAAGTTGCAGGTATTTTGTTATCATCAATCCAGTCATCCGTATCTGATAATACACAACGAATTACAAAAAATGAGAAATACATTGGTACAATTTCTGCGTATGACTGTTTTATCGACAGCTTTGCTAGTGAAGATTATTATATGATTGCGTACAACAGTGAGAATTTTGGTGATGCAACACTTGTTGTAGGAAAATACAAAGATTCACTAAATTGGGTTGTAGACCCTGATACAGGCAATGAAGCATTAATATATCTTAACAGAAAATCAATTTGTAGAAACCCGCAAGATACTGGAACAGCGTTAAATGATTCAATTTTTGCATGTAAACGTATTTTAACTTTCGCATAAAGGTTTTTTTTGGTAAAATTTTTAAATTCTGGTAAGTATTGTATAACGTTAGATTTTAACTATAATGAAGTTCAAACACAATACAATACCTTTTATGATATATTTTACGCTGTAGCATTAAAAAATGATGTAAATTTTGAAAACTTAAATTTTGTAAAGCATGGCAATGAAGTGTTTTTGAAATATAAAACACAGTATCTACCAATGATAGATTTTGCAGTATCAAAAAAAGATATTTCACACAATTTTATGACGCTCTTTAATTCGTTACAAAATGAAAATAACTTAACTTGTAATGATGATGAAAAGAATGTCTTTACTGTTGGGAATTCATTGTCCGAGGATGTTTTTAAAATTATCGTTGACAAGCATTATAATGCTAATTCTACTATTACATGCTCATTTGAGCTACTTTCATTTTTAGATTCTAAAGAAATTGAAAAACAATATAATGTTAGCATACAACAAAAAATAACAGGTGCTAGCACAACTAATCAATCACCAACAATAGTTATTTCAAAAAATGAAAAAGTTCTTGCAGAACTTATATTTAAAATAAATATAAAGAATGAAAAAACGTTTGATGTTTGGTTATTTACTTTATTAGACACCTTACAACAATGTATTAAATGATTTCGATAGACATAATAAACCAATGCAATTTTAATTGCTTTTTTTGTGCACAAAAAAATAATAAAGCACAAATTTTAACATTAGATGACATTGTTTCTAAAATTGTTCCTGCATTAAAAAAATTAAAAATTAGTACTATAAGATTGACACCTGACGAAGGTGAAATATTTTTGCATAAAGATATTTACAAAATTTTAAGTGTACTTTCAAATTTAGAGCATGTTACACAAATTCAATTTTTTACTAATTTTGAAAAAATTAATTTGCAAAAATACCTCAAGTCTAATATTAAACTAAACAAAATTAAAATGGATATTTCTTATTACGGTATTAATGGTGTAGATGAATTTAAAGCACAAACACAAATGCAAAACAAGAGCTTTGAAAGAGTTGAACAAAATATTAATGCCGCTACAGAATTAGGAATAGCTTTTACTTTACACAGTAGAACACTTGAAAGAGAATATACATTTGATGATATTAGACCTAGCACAGAACAAAAATTAGATAAGTACTGTTTAAACGCAGCAATGCCACAAATAAATTGCTACGGTGATTTACTGCAATGTTCATGCCGTGGTAATGTTAAAGAGTTAGAGGAATACAACGTAATAGGAAATATTTTTAAAGAAGATTTATATGATTTATATACGTCATATAAGAGATATGAATTTTTTTTAGAATTTAATTTAGGTACACCAAAAAATTGTTTTTTGTGTTGCACCGCAAATTGTGTTTCAGATAATAGAACATTTTCATCTTATATTAATTTTAATGAATGTAAAAAAAATTATAGTAAAAGAAAGTAGAAAGAGCTACAATTAAGTAGCTCTAACTTATATTAAAGAGCTTGAATAGCTTCTTTAAAACTGATTGAAGGTCCAACAGCTACAAAACCTAAAGAAATAAATTCTATAGTATATGTAGGTTTTATGAGGATATTACAAATAAACTCATTTCTAGCAATTGACTCTGGAGTATTTTTACTTAAGTCAACGTAGAATTCTTGAACGCCTTTATCTTGTGCAAGCACTGGCACGATAGTAGATTTAAATCTTTCTCTTGTAAACTCATTATTTCTTTCGAAACAAAAAGCTTTTGCCATTTTTGAAATCCCTCTTTCCAATTTGTTGAAAAGACCTCTAACAGAAACTCTATCAAATGCACTTGCATATCCTAGGAGAGTTTTTTGTCCCCAAACAACTTTTCCTTGTCCTGGGAAAGAAACAACCGGATTAACCCTTGACTTATAAAGCAGGTCGCGTTGACCCTGGTTTGGTGTATAGTAAAGTTTAGTTAACCCTTTTAGAACACCTTTTACTAGACCTGCACTAGCTTCAGAAATATCAAAGTCTTGTGATGTCTTTGCTCTAAGACCTGCAACCAGACCTGCAACATTGCACCAACGCAATTTATCATTCCACTTGTCATAGAACT